AAATAACGGATCTTATTTCGATGTTACCTGTCATTTAAGACAGCGTTCAGCCCATTATACAAGCGGACGAATTTTGTCCGTTGTTCCTGTTCAGTTATTAAGTGAGCGTATCTGTGAGCAACTACTTTGCGTTTGTTATCCCAAACAATACGAGCCTTATCCACGTCAGGCACAAAAAAAGTATTTGGGTGTTTTCGCCATTGTGTTAATTCGCCCTTTTGTACTAATTCCAATATCTCGGCAGGTATTATTTTATTTGTTTGCTCAACATCCACAATCTTACCTTCTTCTCTTTCAATAGCATCTTTAGTTTTCTGAATGCTATCTTTCAAGTTTCGCAAAGATTCATTTTGTCTATCCCATTTATTTAATGTTGTTTGTCCATTCCTTTTGTCGTTTAAAGGCTGTCCGTTTGCTTGCTTAACCGTATCAATATGGTTTTGTAGTTTATCGTCAAATTTTTGCTCTTTTTTAATCAAAGAGTTTTTTAATATTTCAAGTCGTTTGCTCATAGTTTCGTGATAAAAACGGCAGGTAACACAGTATAAAATTAATACGGGTTTAGTGCCAAATTTCAGCGAATTACCTTTTAATAATTTTCGAGCAGTACGGATGGTTTTCGCTTTTTATTCCCGTACTAATCTTATACAAAACGTTATATGTAATGGTTAAAAACATCCTCTTCTATTTCAACACCTCTTACTTTTTCACCGCAGACAGGACAGTTATTAACTCTTATTTTATTTTCAGGAAAACAAGGCATTAATAAAAGTTTATTACCGTTTTCGTCAAGTCTGCTAAACCATTGGTAATTTTTAAATGTCTGCTCAAAATAACCACAACATATAACACTTGGTATAGTGCATGGCTTAGTTTCAGTTTCTTTATTAGTGTTCATCTTTATTTAAGTTTTTGTCTGTTTAGTTAATTAGTGGTCTTTAAGTCGCCACGACACCATACAAGATGCCGTTAAAAAGGGCAATCATCTTCTTTATCTAAGAAGTTTGTATTTGCTTCAATCGGTTTATCTAATTCCATCACGTAGTCTATTGGTTCTTTTTCACCTCCTTTGGTGAAATCCCTATCGCATTTAGGATAGCCACACATATTATATCTAGCTGAATCAATATCATATTCAAATCTATACTGTTCTCCTATCTTACCCTGATAACTGAATTTAGTTTTACAGTTTATAAAGTCAGTGCCTGCTGAAGTGTTCTCACTTTCAAAGGTTCGGTGGATCGTAAACCCGTTGTGCGTTTGGTTTCTGAAATCAGCAGAACCACTAACATCGTAAAGGGTTGGCGCTTCATAAGTACCGTCTTCTTTCTTTCTCATTTTAGTTGGGTGGGCTACTAAAAATATTTGTACATTATTTTGCTGGCAGAACGCTGTTATCCTAGTTATAACCCTGTCAATCCCTTCCTTTCCAGACATTCCTTTAGGCATTAAGACTTTGTTCCAAGCATCAATCATAAATATGTCTATGCCGAAACTAAATATCTGTTCTTGGAATTTATCGAGTAACCAATCCCAATCAACAGAATCACCTGAAACACCTGACGTTTGATAAATTCTCTTATCAGCCCATTTAACGAACCTGTTTAGTTCAATTGGTGTTATCCTATGGTTTGAATCCTTTCGTTCAAAGAATGGCTTCCCTATAGACTTCTGAGCCATGTTAGACAAGTGACTCTCTAACGGGTTGTGTTCTGGACTAAATATTGAAAGTTTTAAATCCATTTCGTCTATGAGGTTTAGAAGATACCACTCAGCAAATGTAGACTTTCCATGTGAAGGTATTCCAGTTATGACTGTTAATTGTCCTTGCATGGTGCTAAATATCTCGTGTAACCGCCCGAAACACTTCTTTCTAGGTACTATGGTTTTAGGTAAACCCTGTTCGTATAGATCAATTAGCTTGCTTTCTAAATCGTTTGCCGTGAATGTTCCACTAACAGGAAATTTAGTTTCACTTGCTAAACTTGTTTTTAGATTTCCGTTAATCAAATCTTCGTTAGCATCTTTACCTTTCCATTTTACGAATGAGCATCTGTATTTACCTAATCGGTGGGCTATCTTCTCCATAATCTTTTGACCTTTCTCATCACTATCTGTAGCTATTACAAAGGTTTTAACCTCCGTTAGATACTGCTGTGAGTTAATCCAATAATCGTCATTATCATTAGCTCCTGCTGGTAGGCTTACGCAGTTATTAAATCCAGCTTCTGACATTGCTAGAACGTCAAACTCACCTTCTACGATGTATATTTTATCGTGTCCTGTTATGCTGTTAATGTTGTACAGGATAGGCTTTCCGTTCTTTTGTTGCGTGAAGTTCTTTTGCGAATCTCTGTATTTCTTATTCACTAGAATATCCTTCTCAAAGTAATTAAACACCATGCAATTCCTTTCCTTTTGCACTTGTGGAATGTAATTCGTCTCCTCTGTGATACCATGTTTTAAAAGTGTTTGTTTGCTTATGGCTCTAGCTTCGCAGTACTTAACCAAAGCATCTGTAAAGATTGAGTATTGTTTCCATTCCTGAGTTGGTAGGCTATACGTTTTTTTAACCTCAAGCTGATTTGACTCTTTAAATCCTGTGGCTTCGCAGTGATGGCAATAAGCCGATCCAATATCAAAGTTAACCGCTAGACATAAATCTTTTTTATTCTTTCTTTCGTGGCTACAGCTTGGGCAGGTTGTTCTCTTTTGCCCTACTTGCGAACCTTTCACTTTTATATCTTCCCAGTTTAAATTTTTCATAGTGATATTCCTGACGGTGTATTGCCTTTGTTCTGATTAACTGCTTTGTTTTTGTTGTCGTAATTTCCTTCTATTATTTTCAGAAAATTTGTAGGATTCATAACCCAGTCAAAACTACATTTAAAATTTGATTTTCTGCCTTGTAAAAATTCAGAATCTTTTACTTTCTTAAAAGCATTAGTTAGCTCCTCTCTTCCATGTTCTTTTATTCTTGCTCTAACGTGTGTTTTCCTTCCTTCATTTATTGATTTAATCACAGGCAAACTCCAATCATAATTATTCCACTCTTTCAAAATTGATTTAAAATTAACCGCCTCTCTATTAGATTGTTCTTTCTCTTTCTCTTCTTCTTCTTCTTTCTCTTCCTTGGGGTCACTATTCGTTTTGCCCTTGGGAGGGGTCGGTGGGGTGTCTTGCGTTTTGCCTTGTAGGTCTGTTTTAAATACTCTTAACCAACCCTTTACAGAACTGTCTATAGCATTTATTTGACTTTCATAAGCAAGGTCTACAGGAAATTTCAACTCTTCTGGGTCTTCATTTAGAAATTGCTTATTAATTATTGACATCAAAAAAGATAATTTATCTTCATCAGTTTGCAATTTATTCACAACGTCAAAGTAACTTCTAAGGAAATTAAATGCCTTTCGTTTTGTGTGTTTCATTTTATTGAAATATAAAAGCCCCAGCTAAAACAAAAGTGCCTGAGAATACTTCGGTGATAGTGGGGCTAGATATAAAATTCTTTGAGTTTCTCAGGCTCTTGAAGTACAAAGATAGTTCTTTTTACCCTTAGTTGTACAATCTATTTATTTTATAATACATTTCTTCCTCAGTACCTCTAGTAGTACGGTCTTTGATTATGTTATACAAAGGAAATAAATTATCTTGAGTGTACTTGTTTTCTTTAATTGTAACTAGAAACCCTTTGATATGCTGAGCTTGTTCTTGGTTTACGTTTGAAAGCCTGTTTAATTCTTTTCTTTGCTTTTCAATTTCAACCCTTAGAAGTTTATTCTCTATTGTTGTTTTATCTGAATTGTTTTTTAATATATCACCGTCTAACTTAGCATCATAATCTAAAGAGTGCCAGTTGTCAAATGCTTCCTTACAAACTAAGTACTGTTCCCTGAATAAAGTATATGACTTTAAGTACTCATCTATGTTTCTGAGGTAATGTAATACGGTGGCGTGATCCATATTAATAGATTTAGAGATAACACTACACCCGTAACCCTGTTTATGTAACATATATGAATAAATACGCTTTGCGTTTACTATATGCTTAAATCTTCTTTTATCGTTTACAGGATCTACACCCATTTTATCATATATAATAGTAAGCATCCTGTTAAAATCTTTGTCTTTCTTAGTCATTTTGATTTGTTTGATTGTTATATTAATTCGGTTGATATTGCACCCATATCTGTAGCCCTTACAGCTATCAAATTACACATTTCTTTGGGAGCCTTGAATGTTAGTATTAGTTGACTTTTTTTGTACTTAATTACGTACTCTTTTACGATATATATTTCATCCATTAAATACTTATCTCTTAATTTTAAAGTACTTAGGTCGAAAGTTATGATGTATTTCTTCATTATGCTAGTGATTTAGATATTTTAATTAGTTTGTAAAAGCTAACATTATGTTTTATAGATGCGCTCATTATTTTATCTGATTTAACTTCTATTTCTTCATGGTTCTTTGCTTTACCTCTGATCTCTGTCATAGCGTTTAGAACTCTTTTAGAGTAGGCTAGATTGGCTTGTGCTTTCATTTTGATTCAATAGTATTATCCTTAGTTATATCGTATAAAGAAACATTATTAAAACAATCATAAAAAAACCCTTCAGGAAGTTCCTCTAAAGGCTCAAGATTTACATTGATATTAATGGACTCACCTTTTTCTTGAAAATGCCAATCGCATATATTAACGTCAATTACTTTACACCTGAAATCTTTATATCCATCTTGATTTTCATCTTGATTTTCATCTTCATTACATATAGTGTACATAACTGTTTTACCTATTAAATCTGTTAAACTATTCATTTTTTATAAAATTTATTAATTAATTTATACAATAATTCTGCTTGTGCTTTCATTTCTTTGTGCTTGCTTTAAATTCTAGTATTTGATGCCATACCATAAGACCGACTAGAAGTAAACCGTATAAGGCTTTAGGAGTGTCTGTAAAGGCTTCGTGAATTACTACACCTGTCATTAGTACATATATGGCAAACCATCCTAATTGAAAGCTTGCTAACTGTCTAGGCTTCGTGTTATCGAATAACCATTTAAAAAATTCTGTCATAGTTCTTTGATTTAAACAGCGGCAGCAACCGCTATTAATATTAATAATAATGTAAATGTAGCGGCTAGATTAAACCTTACATCTTCCTTGTTTGCTCTTTTTAAAAATTGTTTCATTTTGATTTGTTTTAATTTTCGTTAATATGATTCTCAACTTCTTCATAATTAGACTCTGCTGATAAATGGTCACAGTAATATAAATCAGTGTTACCTACTTTTCCTTTAGCTGCATGATCGCTAAATCTAACGCAATAACCGCAATGAGGGTCATTATCTAAGTACAAAGAATATTCAACATAAACAGAGCTACTTACTTTTGAAAATTGAACATTATGTATTTGGTGACCATTTGAAATAATTAGTTTTGAAAAATCAACTAAACCATTATAAATATCGTTATGGTTTTCTTTTAATGATGGAACTTGTACTGTTAATTCTGAAAGTGTCATTTTGTTTTGTGTTTGTTTGACAAATATACATTGTTATATAAAGCAAAGGATGAAAAAAGTAATTTATTTTAATAAAAAACCCCATTAGATGATTCTAACAGGGCTTTTGTTGTGTTCCGATGATACAAAGTAAGGGTAAATAATTCTTAATACTGTAACAGAGTAAGGGTAATTAAGGTTTGATCTAAAAGTAATGCGTCAAGTGAGAAACTCTTCCGTGTTCTTTGCTATGAATAAAACCTTCTACTGCTACCATGTTTAAATAACTACTATCTGAGTGCCATATATCGGCAGAACTTGGACTTCTCAAATATGTTATATTGCATCCGATATAATCTTTGCTCGATTGGTACTGCTTGACATCGGAATTATGGATATGGTGCAAATATCCGTATCTAAACTTAGTATCTGCCCATAGTCTAGGTTCATTTTGAGCCATTACCAAAGGTAAATCTGCGGCTTTGCCTTTGTCCCCGTGTTCAAATTCCAACATATTACCGTAGTATTGGTAATACTTCCTGTAAGCTGGTGAAGTTTTGAATGTTATATTTTCAGATAGTCTAAAATGAGCCGCTACGGTTTCAGCTAGAAAGCAGCCACTCATGAAGTCATGGTTTGAAGGGCAGTGTATAGCATCTACATCAGCAACCGCCAAACAAAGCTCTATACATTCCACGTAACACTTTTTTGCAATTACGAAAGCTGTGAACCAATCTTTATCGGTGTCCTGATTAGTACCCTTTGTAGTTTGCTTCTGTAGATTGTCGGTGTTTAGAACGTCATTACCCATAACGAAAACAATCTTATCTATATTGTATCCACTCGCGGCTTGAAGTAGTCCCTTTGTACCCTCTATGGCTCTCTCAACTGCTATCTCGCTATTGTAATCAGCTCCCGTTAGTTCAGCAGTGGCATATTTGTTAATGTGTAAATCTGCTATATCAATAACTAATAAGTGACCGTCCTTAGAAATACCTCTTTCAATCTTTGGGTACTTTGGAGAATGCTTTTTAAAACTGTCTAATAAATCTTTTTTGAAATCGTCTTTACCTTCTTGTTTAAACTCAGGATTCTTAACGAGTATAGAATAACTTTTACTTGTTTTATCCCAGTAGTATGGAATGTTTGTAGGTATTGTCTGAGCTTGACTGGCTGCGTTCTCTAAACCTTTACATGAACTCTTTTGATGCTTCGAACCGCTTTCTAGTTTTAAAGCGATTATTTTGTCTCTTGTTTTTTTGTCTAATCTATATTGACCGCCTTTGTTCGGTTCTAAACCTACCGCCCTTGCTTGCTCTTCAGTTGCTCTAATAGTTTTCTGACCCATTTGATTATGTTTGGTAATAATATAAACGCTAAAATAAACATTAATAAGATAAACCAGTTATTGATTAACCAGTTAAATAATTCAGAACGGTTCTTCTTCCTTAATTCTGTAGCCTCTTCTTTTAAAAGTTTAGCCTCAAATTTTAGTTTCTTGTTATTGGCTTTTAAGCTGTCATTAATTAATCTGAATCTTACTAACTCCGCCTTCTGTAATCTACCGTCTAAGCGTTCTTCTTTGTTGGTTCGTTCCTTTACCCATTTAATTACCGTAGTTTCTACCGGTACATTAACAGGTACTCTAATAGTTTCACCATCTACATAGACAGTAACGGTATCGGTAACGTAAATAACTTCCGCTTTTACGTGTCTCCTAAGTACTTCAGGGTCTTTCTTTATTGCTCTATTAATAAGCTGCTCAGGAGTAGCGCACCCTATAAAAATTAACGCAATCCAAAGGAAGCGCACCATTCTTTTACATTGAACTGAGGACATAATTTTACCCATTCGTTTGAAGTTATTTTTCCGTCTCTGTTAAGGTCTGGAGATAAATCTCGGTGTCCTAAAATTTGAGCTTTAGGAAATAATTTTTTAGCCTTTCTAATTTCTTTTAGCAGTGTCTTACGTTGGCTGTAAGTTCTATCATCTATATCCTTACCTCCTATGTATGAAATATGATAAGATGTACTATTATAGCCTCTCACACCGTTTGTAACTTTGTCAGGCGTTGCTAGTTCGGTAACTCTTCCGTGAAGGTCTATTATCTTATGATAACCGTAGCTTTTCCAACCTAGTTTATTTTTCCAATAACTTTTAATGGATTCGATTGTTGTACTTTGTGCAGTAGCTGTACAATGAATAACTATGTATTTAACGTATCTCATGCTTGTTTTAATCTAGTGTTTTCAGCTCTCAGTAAATCCATATTGCCACGCATTACTACAAGCTCTTGACGGAGTTCGTCAAGCTCTTTCTGCTGCTCTTCGTACTTTTCCTTCATATCGGTTACGAACTGCGTGTAACCGCCTTGCATACCTCCTAGAGCATTACCTTCTACTACCTTAGTATCTGCTCTGCCTTTTTTCCTACCGACTAACCAACCAATAACTAAAGGTAAAACTACTATTAATAAACTAAATACATTATCCCCAATCCACTCCATCTTCTTCTTTCTTTTATAATGTTAAATTTCTATTGATACGTTAAAATTCTCTGTCTTTCCTAGCGTTTCCTTTAGCTGAGATGTGTAATTATCACCTAGATAATAAAAGTCTACATCTCCGTTATCTTTATAGCTTATAGATGCGCTTATACAAGAGACTGTTTTTTCATCACTTCCTTTAGGTAAATCAATATCTGTAGCTGCTTTCGCTTCTGCTGATTCTAAATCTTTTAAACTGCTCCATTTCCAGCCTGTAATTTGAATCGTTTGCTTTGCTTTGTTTTTTCCTTTAGCCATGATTAAAACATTTGATAAAAGTCGTTAACATTAGTTTCTATAGCAGCCTCAGTTTTAACTCTGCTAGTTCCGTATAGAACATCTTCTGATTTGTAGCCTTTATGCCTTGCGTAGTGGTTAAAAGTAGAATCTAATCTATTAAACACAGAACTTTCGTTAATATAGTAAGAACCGTCTACACCAACTACACCGTTTAATCTAGCTGAAACTGTAGCAGGATTAGCTCCATCAGCGGAAGTTATGCAAATAAATCCGCCAGTTTTAACTAAGCTCGTGAAATGCTCTACAGATGGAGTAGAGTAAACAGAAAATATTTTTGAAGTACTTCCTGAAATAAACCAATACCATGTGGTAGGAACTACACCATTTGTGCTAGTACCTACACCTACTCTAAATCCATTAGCACCTACAGCATCTGAAAAAACAGAGAATGATAAATTAGACCTACTGGCATTAATACCGCTGTCTTCAATATCGAAAAAGTGGTTTGTTCCATCTCCCAAATGTGCTGGTCTGTCGCTTTCTGGGTCTTTTAATACAACACCGTCAACTACTATAGGAGGTTGTGCCGACATAGAGGATTGAGAGGCATGATTAACACCGCTACCGCTTTGGTTATATCTCTTAGTTATGTACCCGTGGTTACCGTTTGAAGTACCTACAAAGGCTAGTAAGTTAGTTTCGTTTAGTACGTACTCATCATTCAATAATACAAATGGAATATCCTGCTCTGTGTTATCTGAACTCCTTCTTACTTTTATTAAAGCTCCTGTATAGTCAGGGTTTAATAGCCTAGCATCTGAATAAGCTAAATCAGCTTCCTCATCTGCTAATAAATAATTCCAGTTAGAAGTGACGTAAACTATTTCCGTTATACTGTTTAAATCTGATTGGCAGCTAGCATCATTACAGTAAGATGTTAAAGTAAAACTGTGAGGTTCACCGCCTACAATAGTACCGTTATCGGCTGCCCACTGCGTAAGGTCTATATTAATGTTATTTGCTCCAGTTCCTACAGTTACATAAGACGCTTTAAATGCAGTCCAACCTGTGTCTGTAGTAGGATTATCTGAAAACATATTATCAGCTATGTTCCAAGTGGCACTAAATAACTGTTCCGTTTCTGTATTGGAATAGATTATAAGTGTCTTAGATATAGCATCACTTCCGACTATGTTCAAGGTGGTTAATCCCATGTTTTAAGTTAACTTGTTTTATTATTACTGTACTATAAACTCGCCTTCTATGGTTATGTAATTATCTATAGTTGGGCTTGTAGGCTGTATTATAAAAAAATACTCACCTACTCGTAACCCTATTGCCGTTTCTGACTGAACTTTGATTACTTCACCATCTATAGTAACATCAAATGATATTAAATTTTCTACATTTGTTTGCCAATGTTTTACTCGGCATAAATATCTAGCTGCCATATCTAAACCACCCGCTACTTCAGGTGATAAATCAAATGAAACTGAAAAAGGATGTTCTTTTTTAATCTCTATAGATTGTTCTTTTATATTTGATAAGTCTATTAACCCCATAGTTCAATATTTATATCTTCACTTTTACAACAATCTGAAGCCTCCCAAAATGGAAAGGTTTCTTTATTTCTATCTAAATATTTTTTTACATCAACAAAGATTTGCAACGCCCTTTGATTGTGTTTATCTCCTAATGATTCTAGGTGTTTAGTAGATACCCTTTCAGAGTGGTTTGAATCCTTTCTAACCATTCCGAACGATGTAGAAAGTACAGGAGATTCAGGAACAAACCGACCATAAGCGAAGTAAGACAAAACCTTTTCCAATCCTTCAAAAGAATAATTCTTATCTTCATAAGTGTAAGAACTACCAGCTAATAAAGTTTGATACTTTGTGTCTGTGTAGTTATTCACTAAATCATTATAAAAGTCTTCACAAACAATGCCTTTTAAGTCAATATACTGAGCTTCGAATATAAAGCGTTTAAAGGTTTGCTTGTCTACTCCTTCAGCTACTTGTAGGTTGTTCTGTACAGTGCCTTTATTTATAATTAAATCACTCATATAGTAGGTTCTATTTTAGGTGAATCTGTTTCTTCTATTGTGCCATCATCTGACATTATACTGTATTGGTTAATCTTCCAATCTGAATTAATAGGAACTCTAAAGTTTGTAAATAATTCCTTGAAAGATATTTCATACAGGCTACGAACGTCTGCCGTGGTTTGGTTATACATTGATTGCGCTACCTTCAAATCTTCTCCTGTGCTATTACCTAGCTTACCACTTACGGCTTCGAATAATTGTACAGGAATACTCCACTTTGTTCTAATCATAGTTGAACAGGTGCTTAAAAAGTGTTCATATTTCTCAGGAGAAGCATCATTAACTAAAGGAGTAAACTTATATTTAGTCTGTTCTTTTAAATCTGTAGAGTTTGGATAAGGTAAACCGATAATTTTACCTGAGTTCTCCAATCCCATAGCACCCGTAATAGATTCTTTTAACCTTTCATTCTTGTTTTTATCTTCGCTTAGGACATATTCAAATATTTGTATATTCTCAAAGCCTCTTTCTACGGTAGAAGCGTAATACACACCCATTTTATTTTCTGTGTGCGCGAAGTTCTCTACGCCTTCTATTTTTCCTTTAGGGTAAACAGTATCGTCCTGCTCTCCTATAAACATAATCTGACCCTTATAGTATTCCCAACCTCCTGCTAGTTCAACTTGTTTCTGAATAACTACAGGGTCAGGGTTATATCTATCAAAAATCTCAAAGCTTTCTTTCTTTGCTCTTTTACCCCATCCTTTATTCGCTCTAACTATCTTACCGCTATAATTATTATCATCTTCTAAGCCAAATCTACACTGGCTAAAAGGTATTTTTTCAAATCCTACCTTAACGTATAAAGGATTATATCTTATATGAATAAAACAACCTTCGTTTTTAGAGTGATCTTTAGCACACTCATTTAATAAATGGTTAGGAGTATAAACCTTGTAGGGCTTATCTGAGATGTTTATTTCTCCTCCTGTAAATCCTGCACCTCTAATGAATTTAGAGTAGAGGTTAGCGCAGAATGAAGCTGTAGGACTTTTCTCTATAAGGTTCTCAGAAACAAGCGAGCGTAAATTATCAGCTCCATGAATCATGATACCCATAGATTTGTTCTCTAGCTTGTATTCTATTGGCTTATACTGTCCTAGAATCTCCATTTATTTCTTAGTTGTTTTCTTAGTTGTTTTCTTTCTGTTTTTATCCATAGGCTTAGTAGATTCTACTTCAGCTTTTAGTTCAACTTCTTCCTTTACCTCTACAGGCTTACCGTATTCTTTAACTCGAGCTTCCCAATCTTCTGGAAGTATTTCAAACATACTTTTTCTGCTGATTGGATTAGTAGATAAAAAAGCCTCTGCTTTATTGTCTGTGATATTGTGGTTACTCATAACCTTACCACCTAAAGCACTAACAGTCACTTGACCGTTACTCTTTAATTTATACGAACATTTAGTATCCATTGCGTAATTTTTAATTGTTTCTATATACCCTAAAAACTTACTAGGGCAAGTACTACAGCCTTTAGTAAAAAGCCATTTATATACCTCTAATACTACATCTATATTATTACCAAAGGAGGAACTACCGTTAAGTAATTCCTCCGTTGTAGCTTCTTTGATGAATGAAAGCTTATTTTTCATTTATTAAGATGTGAATAGGTTAGAAGCTATCCATGCTTCAGTAGTAGTTACATCAACATCTAAGAATATCTTTAGAGAACTTCCTTCTAAAGCTCCTTCTTGAGATACAAACTCTACTCCTCTAGTTCCTGATTCAGCATCGTAATCTATAGAATCAACGTCCATTTGCATTCCGAACTCTAAACCGCCTAATTTGAAATAGGCATTGTTTTCGCTCGAACCGTCTTTAGTTTTTACCAAAGAAATGAATGAAGCATTCTTCATTTTATCTAACTGAGACCAAGTAGCAGAAGTACCATCTATGATTCTAAGCTTCTGTCTGTGAGTAAAAGCCATACCGTAATCATCTCTAGCACCTACAGCTGAAAGCCCTAGACCTGTATCTATTGAATCTACGCTATAAATCTCCTTACCCGCTTTCAAAGCTAATGATGTAATAGTTACACCATCTGCATTTTCAACTACTCCAGTTCTATCTAAATCGTCTAAGTTTATTAGGTACGCCTCGAGCGTTCCTTGTGCTGGTCTATATGAACAATCGTCTCTGTCTATATTACCAGTAATTTTATCTACACACGCCATTTTATTTGTGTTTTTTTATAAATGGGAGGAGCTCTAACCCCTCCCGTTTGGTTAATAATTATGCAGTTGGATCGTAAGAACTAGCAGCTAATAAATAATCAGGGTTTGCAACCTTGAAATCTGCTCTGTATTTACACTTGAAGTGAACCTCATCAAGGATAGGATCTCTAAACCATTCGATGTCAGAAATTGCGTTCTGCTCATCCATACCCATTAATAGGTTAGCTTTAGTAGTTAATACCATGAAGTTAGGGTCGTGGTGATCTGTTCCTGAAACTGCTGTTCCGAACGTACCTTCTGTATCCGCTTTAGTATATCTGTCATAAACCTTAGAAGACTTCGTGTCATATCCGTTTATGTTAGAGATAGCTAAACCATCTGTAAGCATATTTCTAGTTGCATCCGTTGGGAAAGCTCCAGCATCTCTTAGCTCTTTCTTGAATCCTTGAACCATTGCATAATTACATACTTGGTGGTTAGGATCAAAATTGATAGCTAAATCTTCTAGCTCTATTGCTATATCAGATACTTTTTTAGTTCCGTTTAAACCATCATACTGATACTGTCTAGCAGTAATCTCATTCTGTGGAATGTGAACGAAGTTCTTTTGAAATCTTGTAATCGTTGAGAAATAAGCTAGAGTTGCGTCTAAACCTCTTTCGATTTGGTTGTAATCAGCAACGTCTACACCAGCATTGTTGAAGTAACCACCACCAGCTACTGTAGCCGCTGAACCGTTACCCATTAAAGCAATACGTCCGAAATCTCTTGTAATTGCGTTGTTCCCTAAAGACTCTAAAAAGTCTCCGAAATCAGCAGCAGTTAAATCAGCCTTTCTAATTCCTTTAGCTAAACCAAAAGAAAGGAAAGAAGATTTGAAATCAGACCAGCACCATTTAACGTGAACGCTTAAGTCCTTAACGTTCCATTTTTGTTGGAAACCTCCGATAGTCTTAGTGATGGAATTATCACCACAACCTGCGTCTGTCTTAGTTACCTTGTCCATTTGGTCAACAACTGCCAAAGGCGCACCGTTGGCAACGTCTGGAACTACTGTTAGCATTCCGTTTACATCGTCCTCTGCGATGCTGTTTATCATTATCTCAGCCGCTTCAGTAATGTATGTTTCTGAAGTTGAGAATGATTTAAAGTTAGCTTGAATATCTATAGCCATGTTTTAAATTTTTTTATGTTTTTATTTATCGTTTCTTTTATTTAAATACTCGCTTACTCCATCTGATTTAGATTTAGCAGGAAGTACTTCTTTAATCACTGTGTTAGCAGCAGGGCTTTGAATAGAACTCGCTAGAGTTATGTATTTAGCTTCTGAAGCTTCCGCTTGTGCTTTCATTTCAGAAAATGCTAGTTCTTGCGAAGTAGTAGATTCTTTGATAGTAGCTAAAGCATCTTTGAAAGAGTTAGCGCTGAAAGTCATGAACTCATTAGTATCTTCTTGGAATTGTAAGAAGTCTTTTTGTAGTTCTTTGAATTGCGCCTCCATTGTTTCTGCTGGAATCTCTTCAGCTACTTCTGGTTCTGCTTCCACTATCTCAGTAATTACACCGCCTTCTGTAGTAACGGTTAAACCGCTTTCAGTAACGTGGGCTGCATCTGGAGCAGGAGTTCCATCTTCGAGAGTTACAGAATCCCCAACTTTAGGTACGTCTGTATCGTCTGTATCAATGATAATTTGAACACCCGTGTCGAGTGTTTCTACGGCTTCATTAGCTAACTCTTCTGGAGTAGCCTTTAAGCCGTCTAAAGCTGCGTTAAATGCAAGCTTGACATCTTCTAGGATGTTTTTAATTTTATTACTCATATTTTCTTTTGTTTCTGAATTGAATAAGTGATTCGTGGCTGCTGGTTCGTCTACCAAATCAGAAGCACTAAATTTTATTAGAGTAGGAACTAACTGCTCTACGCCCTCGATCTCTTGAGTTTCTAAAGAAGCAGTGAATACTACAGAGTTACCCATCATATCAGGGTTATTTGCAGCCATTTTAAGGATATAGTTCCATGTACTAGTTCCGTTTACTAAGGTGTCTTTGCTTATATCGTCTAAGTAGAAATCACAATAGAGCGCATTTTCTACTATCCTATAATTCTTTTTCCTACCTATATAAGTTCCTAGTGATTCGGTGTACTCGTTAGGGTGTCCAAACCTCGATTTAATCCCTTGACCAGCATTACCTTGCTCCATTAAGTCGTTCAATAACTTAGAATCAAAATAATAACCGTTCTTATTTAAACCGTAATCGGCTTCTTTAACTCCTATTATAATACCCTCCTCTACATTGATAGAGCTTAGAATAGTGTTAGTATCGTTACAGATTATGCTCTTAATGTTTTCCACGAAGCAAAATTACTATGATGTTATTCTATTTGTTGCTCGATGGTTTGAGCATAAAGAGTTATATTAGCTTATTATATACTTTTAAAACAAACGGAAATGAAATACGAAAAGATTAATTTATTTGGTAAGCAACGGAGTAGAGGAACATTTGATGACTTCTTTAACACTGAAAAATACGACTCTTTGCAAGAGGCTTACGAATCAAAAGATTATGTAGAATGTGACTTCGTGAAAGATGAGGGCGGAGCGTTGCATATAGAGGCAAAAAACATTAGTAAGCCTGATGTAAAGAAATATCACAGACTTAATTACCAAAGCCCCGTTTCTGGACTTGATGTATCAGATGATAATGCTGGATGTGAGATTGCGTTTAGTTTGTTTTAATTGCATATAACGTCAAATAAGATGAGTAAGGCAAACAGAATAAATAAACAAAGGCGGTTTGGTTACCAACATCGGAGAAATTCGGTTCTGAGGGTTCGAGTCCCAGTCTTACTCATTCTTATTTTTAATGACTAGGCTATGAGCCTGTACTTGTATGGCTTTATAGCCTTTGTTGTAGGTAGTTAGCCTACGTATTTAATAAACAACTAAAAATTAATAGAATGACTGAAAATGAATTAAAAGGGCTTGGTTTTGAACTGACCCAAAAGTATGAACACAACCAATATCATACAAACCGATACGCTAAAGGCGTTTTAGAAGTAGAATTTACCTACGAAGGTGATAAGTTACTTACTTGTGATTTGACTATTTCGGAGCTGAATAGCAAGGCCGTAACACTTGACGAAATGAAAGCCCTGACACCTATACTTGGAGGATGGCACGAGTAGGCTTATTACCTACAACGACCGTATAAAGTTAAGCGTTAGCGACCTGAAAGGTTAATTTTATACCTCGTTAAAATACCTAATAAACGCCACTAATTTAATAAACTGGTAAATCTTAAAACAAACAAAATGATATACACTAAATTTAAAATAGATCAAGTAGCTAATTCAGCTATGACAGCAAAGCAAAAGGAAGATGAGCTTCTAAGAATGGATACGGAAGAAGAATTTAGAGACATTGAAGGCTATGAAGGTATTTATCAAGCTTCTAATTTAGGTAGAATTAAGTCTTTAACTAGACTAGACGCAAGAGGTCATAAATTAAAAGAGATTATTTTAAATCCAACCATATCAGGTCGTGGTTACTTAACGGTTAGTTTATACAATAAATCTAAAAGAAAGAGTATAACTATTCATAAATTAATAGCGATAACTTTCTTGAATCACGATCCTTGTGGAATGAATATAGTCGTTGACCATATAGACGGAGATAAGCTAAATAACAACTTAGATAATCTTCAGTTGATAACTCAAAGAAAAAACGCATCAAAAGATAGGAAAGGTGGCACTTCTAAATATATTGGAGTTAGTTGGTTTTCTAGGTATTCTAAATGGGTGGCTCGTATATACATTAACGGAAAGAATAAATATTTAGGCACATTCACAGACGAACTCGAAGCAGCTGAAGCCTACCAAACCGAATTAAAAAAAAATAGAATATGATATACACAGAAACAGAAATAAAAAAAGTATCTAACTCTACTATGAGTATTAAAGAGATAGAGGACGAGTTATTAAGAATGGATGCGAAAATGCATTGCTATATGGGTACAGATTCTACAAACGAAGAAAGAAGTGCAGTAGCGGCTGCTTCTTTGATTATTTACACTATTATTAATAAAACAAACCCTGAATTCGGTAAACGATTACTTGGGGATAACTAGATAAAATGAAACTAACAGGAAAATGGTATTTGAAAAAAACCGTGTTCGGATATAAAGTAATGGCTGAAGTAACCTCTGAGCATACTTACAAAAGTTACTACAGGAAAGCAACAAGAGACGATATAAACAACCTTGAAATTAATTGTAATTAACTAACCGACTTACTCATAAAGGAAACTATACGCCTAACGGTCTGTTCTGATAGCCTACATTCTACAGATACGTGGGCGTATCTATCCATCATACCACCAGTGGAAGAAAGAAAGCACTTCATTACTCTCATCTCATTCATAAGGCTCACTTTAGTTACTCCTATCTCGTGGAGTTTCTTAACGTTTAAATTGCTATTGATAAATTCGTACCGATTCATATATATGTTTTAATACCGTTAATTTATTTACTCCACTTCCTGCATACCTCAGAACCTCTTATCTTAGCTACTAACGGACAACCTCCGCAATCACTACAAAAATAACCCTCTGCTTCCTTTATTTCATCTTTAAATCTAGTAAGTACTGAACCAAACTTTCTAAACTCACAACCTTCGCACACCTCTGCTCTAGCTTTCGCTAAAGACTGAGGAATGTTACCTTCTATGTGTAACTTTGAAAGGCTGTAATTCCACCACGCATTCGCTATAATGTTTACTTTCTTAATCATTCGTTATACAGTCGCAAATTCACTTACTTCTGTTAGGTTTTGGTTCACGTTGTTAATAGCATCTACTGATACGCTAGGTCTAATCTGAGAGCCTCCTGCTACAAATGCTTCTGTTAGTCTAGTATAATCTATTTCTACGTTGTTAGCGCCTCCTGTGGAGATTAAACCACCTTTAGCAGCGAAGGAAGTAGGTACGTTTAACGCTACTCCTCTACCTTCTCTTTGGTTAATGAAACTAAGTGCGCCCATTATACCTAATCTATTGATAAGGCTTGAGGCTTTCTTGTTTACTATATGCGTGCTATTCCCGTCACTGTACATATTCTCACCGCCTTCAGCTTCTATTCCATTGCCTAAATTAATACCTCCTTGCGCGTGTGATTTACCTTTAAGCGTTCCTTCGAATGATATTCCTTTCTCTGCTTTTCTAATGTTCTGAATGTTCTTACCTGTTCTAATTGCTACGGCTGCGGCTGGTATTAAACTCAAAGGAAAAGGTACAGATGCTAGAGTCTTTTGAACTGCTAACCCTCCATCTATTAAAGCGGCTGTAATGGCTAGGGCTTTGTTTTCTCCTGCTATTTCTTTGAGCAGTCCTGAGATAGCAGCCGCTGTATTCATAGCATTGTCTACCTTTCCTTTCTGCTCTGCTTTATTTACTGCATCCGTTTGCTTAGAATACTTGTCATTTATTAAAGCTATATCTGCGGCTGTTCCTTCAGCGTTTTCAATCTCTGCTAGTCTTAATCTTTCAAGCTCTTCTAACCTAAGAGTGAATAAACTTTCACCGTTAAGCTTTCTGATTTCTAGCTCATTGTTAAAGTTTTCTAGTAGTCTTTCAGTTTCCGCGGCTTCTGCTTGAAGGTCTAGTTCTTTCTGCTCATCTTTCAAACCTACGATTAACTCCGCCTTTTGCGCTTGGAACTCTGCTTCTGAAATTAGCTTGTTCGATAAACTTAACTCTAACTGAGATAATTCCGCGTCAAATAAATTGTCTAACCTTTCGCTCTCTAAGGCTTTTAATTCACTACTCAGAAACTTACCATCTTCTAATACTGATTTATTCTTTTCTCTGAATATCTCGAGTTCTCTTAATCCAGTTTCAACTGCTACTTCTACAGAAGCATCTGCAAAGGTTTGGTTTATTCCTATACGCTCAGAAGTGAACTCTAAATATTTTAGTTTTCTCTCAGAATCTAAAGCGTTTTTAAACTCTTCACTAGCTTCGTAGGCTGTAAGTTCTGAATCTAGTATTTTGATTCGTTCGTCACGAAGGATCTGTTCTTGTGTTAGCTTTTCTAGTGATGGGTTTGCTTCATTCTCTTCTTGTAAAAGTTTTAGTCTTAGTTTACTTGCGCTAATCTCTGCCTCTGAGTTTCTTTTTATTATATCTAAAGCTTTCTTTGCGTTCTGTTCTTCTATTTGCTTTAACTTTTTTGCATCTTCTTCTATTTGCTTTAACTTTTTTGCATCTTCTTCTATTTGCTTTAACGCTTCGGTATCACTTTTTGCTTTTTCGTCTGCTGCTATTTGTCTGGCGTTTTTAACTCCAGTAACTGAAGAAATTATGTCTTCGTTTAGTTCTATGTCTTTTGTAGTTGTTTTAACACCATCTTCTAAGCCTTTAATATATTGTGCATAAACTAACTGCTGTTCCTTATTTAACTTAATAGAACTACCTACACCTGAACTATACTTACCTGTAGATGTAGTTACTTTCTGAAGTACACCGTCTACCTTTTGAACTGCTCCTACTCCTTCAATATATGTAACATTTCCTTCTTTGTTAATTTTATCTACTCTTTCTAATTCGTCACCTAGTTCAGATAATACTTTCTTTTGTTTATCTATATTTACTTCAGCTTGTAGGCTAGATATTTTACCGTTTTCTTGATTGAACTCTTTTACTTTTCCCGTATTAATTTCTAAAGCGTTACCATACTTATCAACTTCAGTAACTGCGCTCGGTACATTTCTAGCTATGTCTTTTATTATTTTATCTAGTTCTATTTGTTCTTCTTTTGATTTTCCTGCTTTTGTTTTTAATGTGTCATATCTATCTGCCATAGTAGAAAGTTTATCATTCAATTCTACTGATGCTTTGGCTTGAGTAATAAATTCCTCATTACTTTTATGAAGTTCTTTTACGTTTTCGCTTATTGATTTATTTACATTTCTAAATGCAGCTACTAAAGCTATTAACCCTCCAATAACTAAAAGCAAAGCGTTAGCCTTTAGAGCTTTGTTAAATGCTTTAAATGAGAATGTAGCCAGACTAACCCCTTTAGCTTGACCTAACATAGCCATTCTAGTAATAGATGCTTGTTTAGCCATTAAAGAACTTTGAAGACTAGCCAATAAAACAGCAGCTTTATAAGCACCCCAAACTCCGACTACCGTTATTAATGCTTTTGCTATCAAACCTAGATTATCAGCTAATACTAAAATGACATCTTTAACCGTTCCAAAAACTCCCGTCCCTTGTTCAAACTTTAAGATCAAACCTTCCCAAGCTGATTGAAGTAATTTAATAGAACCGCCTAAAGTATCCCTTTGAGTTTCTGCCATTTGTTTAGCAGCTCCTTCACTGTCTATCATCTTCTCAGTTAACCCTTGTACATCTTCCTGCGTGTTAGCTAAGATAACCCCTAAAGTAGCACCCCTAACTCCGAACAAATCCATAGCAGTACCAGTCTGGTCTGTAGAATCTTTTATTTTATTAAGTGCTTCCCCGAATGACAGCCCAGCTTTATTGGAACGTAGGAACATATTCCTAAGTCCTGTTCCTGCTGTACTAGCATCCAAACCTCTGTCTGTTAAAGTTCCTATTAATGCTGTGGTTTTCTCTATGCTCACACCTGCTAGATTAGCTACAGGAGCTACTGAAGCCATTGCAGTACTAAACTTAGCCATGTCTAAGGATGAACTAGTGAATGACTTAGCCATTACGTCAGTCACTCTCTGAGTCTCACTAACATCTAACCCAAATCCTCTTATAGTAGCACCTACTACAGTAGCGGCTTCACCTAAATCACTGCCAGTAGCTTCTGCAAGTGCTAGGGTTGCTTCCGTTACTCCTTCAATCTCTTCTTGTGAGAACCCTAATTTTGCAAACTGAAGTGCTAACTCTGCTACTTGTGAAGCTGTAAAGGTTGTAGTGCTTCCTAGAAATTTAGCTTGCTCTGTTAAAGCTGCCATTTTATCTACGCTTGTACCTAATACAGAAGCTAGGTTAGCTTGTGACTGTTCAAACTCCTTAACTACTGAGAACGCTCCTTTAATTAATTTGAATACAGCGAAAGCACCGCCTAACCTTTTTAATAATCCTGTTAGCTTTCCTACTGCTCCTCCATAGTTTCCAATGTTTATCTTTTGCTTTTCTAATCCTGAAACATTTTCTTTTATAAATGCGTTGTTTTTCTCTAGCTGCTCATTAACTTTCTTTTGTGCTGCTACTCCTTCTTTGCTCTTTAGGTTTAGATTGTTTCTAACTGCTAAGAGTTCTTTGTTACTTGCTCTAGCATCGTTTATAGTCTTAACTTCCTTACTTAAAGATTTATTTAAACTTTCTTGTACCGTTAGAAAGTTACCACTGGCTTTATTAAGCTGTACTAAAGTATTTTCGTACTGCTTACTTTCTCCTCTAATCTTTTTAATCTCGGCCTGATTCTTAACGAATGATTCAGAACCCTCTTTTGTAGAAGTGTCTAATCCTTTCTGAGCTAGTTTAAGTTCTTCTAATTGCCGTTTATAATCAGCTAGCGTTTTAACTATGTCTTTAGTGTCTATGTCGGCACTGAATAAGGTTATCTTTTCCATTTAGTCTGGGTTATCGTCACCGCCTCCGTTGTCCTCTTCAGGTACATCGTAAGTTGGTATGACATAATTATTGTTTTTAAATACTGAACAGTCCTCAAATTGTGCTTCAAATCCTTTAACCTCGATCAGTTCGCACACTGTATTATATCCTTCTCTGAAGTTTATTATCTTGTTTAGGTAGTAGTATCTGCCCTCCTGATTAAAGTATTTAAGCTTGAAGAAATCTCTGTTCTTAATGTCTAAAGGCGTTAGATACAATGCCATCTTAACCTTGTTAGGCTTATCTATTATCCTTGTAAACGCTTCGAAGTACTCTTCCCAGTAGAACTCCCACTCTACATTTGTATTAGTTAGGTATTGGACTAACTGGTTTATAGTTGCCGTTCCTGAACCTCCGTCTATTATATCGTATGTCTTATTATAAAACTTAACCTTAGATGTTCTATTTTCTATTTGTAAGGACTTGTAGAATTGATTATAGCTAGCTAGATACTCATTTCCATCTTCGTCTTCTTCATAACGCTCAACTCGGACAAGCTCAAACATTACAGGGTTAATAGTTGGCGTGTCTTCAAAGGAATTTCTAAGCTCAGAAACTTCGTAAACACTTTCTATGATTGTATTGTCTCCTTGTTGGTTTAGATTAGTGCTAACGTGGTCGTAATCTAAGAAGGGTGTAATACCTTCTGAGTATTTATACTTGAATCTATTATTTACTCCATAGCTTCCAATATCCTTTTTAGATTCTATCTTAACACCTCGTTTGTCGCTCCAATCTTCTGCTCCATTCCTATCGTTTAATACAGACTCCATTGTGGTAAAGTCATAAACTAAAGAATCAGCAGAAGCTCCTTCTATTCCTAAAGGTGGTACGATTCTAAACATCATACCTAAACTTTTAATTAAGTCTTTTACAAATGCCGTTTGAGATATATCTCCTATTAAATCACTGAAGTCAATATAAGGCTCTATTATTTCTACGTAGATATTACTTAAAGCATTGCTAATTGTGAAGTTTAACCCCTCATTTATTACTGCTGTAGTAGTTGCTTCAAACTGTATAGTATCTCCTGCCTCAATAATTACGTATTCAGTAAAATCTTCCGAAGTACTTGTTCCATTATATGTGTAAATAGTAGGTGCATTATTTAAATCAATAGCGAAGTAATTCGAATAACTTAAAGAATAGTTTTGATTTGCAGGACTAGCATTAGCGCCACCACTAAAAGAGCCTACTATTCTAATTTTACAAGGGTAGTTAAATCTTATTGTAGTATCATTGATAGCATCAACTCTGTTGTCGTCACTATTTACTTCAGTATTGAATGTAGATACTAATGTGTATGTTCCATTTGCAGGAGTTTGGTAATTTTCAGAGTATCCTTGTGAATCTTGGTCATTTAAAACCTTACCTACATCTACATGACCTTTTGCCATACTGATAACCTCATGTTTGTATTCAGCACTGTCAAATATATCTCCCTGATAAAGAACACCAGCTTCTGCAAATATCTTAGTCCATAAGTAATGCTTAAACAATGAAGGGCTTTGCCTTGCTACCTGTAAAGGATTATCAAAACCACTACCAAAATCAGCCAACCCGTACACGTGTCCTGTGATATTGTCGACTCCATCTGTATAGGTTGTGTTATTTAGGTAGTGGTTAATATCTGAGAAATCTAAATCTTTTAAGTCTTTGTCTTTTATTAAGTCGAATATGTTTCCAGCATCTTCTTTTACTATCCCTTCGTAATAGTCTTCTACTGTTCTTCTAATCTTACACACTCCTTTTAAATGTACTTCGTTCTTAACGTAGATAACACATTTAACTATGTCGTAAGGAATAGAACTCTCAGAACCTTGATAATCTAAGAAGTCAAAGAACTCTGCGTTTCTTGGAGTCTTAGGAAACTTTAACGTGGCGTTAGATAAGTTCCTGTTCTGTATCTCGTTTAGATTATTACTCTCATAGGTAGGTCTTATCCCTATAGGTAGTACATCTAATTCTATTCCGTTTAGTTCTACTCTCAAAGTGTATATCCGTTTTCCTTTTGGAATGTCTTAATTTGAAAATCAAACACATTCTTTCCAGTTTGTTTAAGTCTTAACTCTCCTTTCTTGAATACTCTTTCCTTCCATAGTGGGGTGTCGTCCTCTTTAAAGAATAACTGATAAACTTTAGGTGAAGCTATCAATCCTTTTAGTCCTTTAGCTTCGTTAGATTTGATCCTAATAGCTGTATGTTCTAGCTGCTGGACCAAATCAGTGCCAGTACTAACTAGGTTAGCTTCGTAATCGTCAAAGGTTTCGTAATCGTTCTCTATGAAGTCTTTAGTACTCCCTGCGAAGTCCTGTGTTTCGTGTACGAATGGAAAGTAAGCGTAACCACCTTCTAAGTTTAACCACTTCAAAACAGTTAAACAGTCTTCTGCTTCTTTGTGAATGTTTATTATTTCAAATACTGATTGATTTCCGTTGATAGGAAAAACCTGAATCCTATTCCATCCATCCTGCAAGGTTATTGTAGGCATTTCGTTACCTAATCCATCCTGAAAGAAAACTCTGTTAACTCCCTCTGTTACTGACCAGTTTAAATCCTCTCCTGTTGTGGTATTATAAACAAGTAGACTAGCGTTTGCAACCTTAGAATAGATAGACAAATCAAAAGGCTGTGTACTTGTTGTCCTTGCGTAGTATTCACCGTCAGTTTGAGGTAGTAAAACACTTAAATCATTAACTATAGATTGTTTACCTAGCTGAAACTGTAGTGTATCATAAACAGCTTTTAAAAACCTGTATGAATTACTAGAGGTTTCATCTCCTGCAACTTCAAACTCTATAGTATAATCTACATCTATACTTAAATAACTGCCAGCCTCGTTATATATGAAAGTACCTCCTGAAATATCTACAGAGTTTAAAGGGTCGTTGAAGTCGTTGGTGTTTACCTTGCTATTAACTGAGCGTTGAAAGTCAAACCTAAACTTTCCGTTAGGGTCTGGATCAATCGAGAAGGTTTCTCCTAGAAATTCAACCGTTGCCCTTGTTGGTGTTTCTACCGTGTCAGATTCAAACTGAACGACCCAAGCGTTTCCCGTGCTAAGTAAGTCAGTATCTAAGTAGTTCTTTGTAAATATTAATGCCATGTTAGTTTGCTGAAAATGATGTGTAAAATATATCGTCTAGGTCAGATTCATAAAACAAACAGTCAGCATCTATTGATTGCTGATTAGCATAATAGTATATAGTGTCTTCTAGTTTCTCTCTAGCTTCTATCCTTCTGTTAATATCTTTCATGGCTTATCGTTATTTAATTTAACCTCTGTTCTCTCATCTGAATCGAAGAAGGTGAACTCATTTAATACAGGATCTTCATTTGAAACCAAAGCATCAAACTCAAACCACTCATTAACGTAATTATCTTTCATTTCAAGTCTAATATTGATTTAAATTCCTTACTCATTTCGGTGATGTAGAAGTTTCCTAACTCCCCCCACATTAAAGGTAAATGATTCTTAACGAAGTACTCTATTGGTTCGCTGAATACTTTTCCATCATTGTTTGAATTAGGTACTTTAACACCTTCTAAGAAGTGTTTACGTGCTATGATGAAAGCAAATCTATCTACATTATCTTTAAATACTTGAGGTAAACCTTCCTTAGTCTTTATCCATTCTTTTAAAGCTCCTATGTTACTATACGTTCCAGCCTTTCGCCCTCCTTGCATCATACCTGAAGACCACTTCTCCGCCTTAATACCTATAACCTTACCTTTCTGAAACTGCTCTAGACTGCGTTCAAAGTTACCTGAAGCCTTTAGACCTCTATCGTTATAACTCTTCTTAATTAAGTCACTGAGTATAGTTAAATACTTGCTATAGATTTCAGCTTTAGTCACCCTTTAGTTAAGGTAAATTCTAAGGTTACACCGTCCAAGTTATTATCAAACAAATTAGAGAACTCCTTCTCAGAAAGTCCTCCTGTTATGATGTAACCGCAACCGTTTATTGCCTCTTTAAATATGTTTACTTTGGATTCTATAAGAGGCTGAATGTTATTCTCCCACTTATAGTTATAGTCTTTGTCTGCTATGTTTGCAGTAACTCCTATCATGAATATACAGGAGTAAGATTCACTCTCAATAGCACCGTAACTAGAGTACTGCTCATTCTTAGATACTGTGTAAAGTAGTGTGTGTATAGCTCTGTCCTCAAACTTCTTTCTAAAATCTGATTTATAATCTACTAGGTTTAACCATTGCCCAGCTCCATAAGAGAATGTCCAACCGTTGTCCGTAGATACTTTTTTAATCGCGTCAACTGCCATAAGGTAATTTAAACGCTTTCACTCATCGTTGGCAAAGGTACGTATTATTTAGATAGTATTTTTAATACTTTAAGGCTGCCCTCTTCAATACCTAACCTGTTAGATGATAGGTTAAATCCTTTATAACATTCATTGTTTAAAAACAAACCAGCATCTAATCCTATTACTCTAGTATATTCAGGGTACATATTATTAATAGCAACATAAGCAACCCCTTTCTTTAGTTTGTTTATTGACCTTGATTTTATGTTTTGGTACGAATGAATGCAGTATTTGCCGCTATCGTTTCTATATCTACACGTACTAGATTCACCTACACATATACTAATAACCTCAGCGCCTTTCTTTAATGATATAGATACTAACGCCCCGTGCTGCTCATATGTAACCATAGATATATCTTCGTGTCTAATGATTAGGTCTTTCATTTCTCTGATTTAATTTTTTGAAACTTAGTTTGAATTTGATTCCAGTCCTTACTACACTCCATGTAATCGAAGACCCTGTAATATGGCATTGCTAAGATAGTATCTTCCTGCGTTAAATCCTTACTTATCATAAACAAAGTTACATATTGACCGTAAACACTTAGCTTATCTATCCCTGCTGCCTCCCATGCTTCGCTGTCTTCTTTAGATACCAGCCTTTCTTCTTTCTTGATTATCTTCTGAAGTTCTTCGTCTATCCATTTTAAAGTACCGGTATAAGAATACACGCAGCAGTCGGAAGTGTCTTCTATGCAGTAGATCATTTTAACTATCTCATCTAGCTCCTGTGCTTGTATCATGTTTTTAAACCATATCACCTCTTTAAATGTGAAGTCCTGTAAGGTGCTTTGTTTTGGCTTAATAGTGCAGTAAGGAGTAACTAGGTCGCTTGATACCTTAACGTGTTTTAGTACCACGTCTATGGAATCCTTATCGACTAGGTTAGCGTATTCGTTTATAGTGCAGCTTTGGAATATACTCATTTAACTTCTAGCTCTTCTCCTGTTAATGCAAAGTAAAGGTTCTGTAGTTGGTGTACGTATTTACAATGAATCCCTGCCGCATATTCAAAGTTTGTTTTGTCTCCTATCCAAACAGTTTGTTGATGTATGTCTAATAAAATACATTCGTTTTTTTCTAAAGTTATGAAGTCATCACTACTTAACCCAAACTTAACCAGCCAATCTTCTGTTAGTGGGATGGGTTCGTAGTCTGAAAAATCATAATTTGCTTGTGTCATTAAGTGAATGTCTGACTGGTGAATCTTAAAACCGTTAGGCCTAAATTCTCTTGATATAATCCAATTCCCTATTCTTAATTCTGTCGATTTCATTTGTTTTATTTGTATTAGTTATCGGTTAATAATCCGATATATTGATTTATCGGCTTTTAAGCATATAATTTACAATCTCATGCACTTTTGTGATTCTTATTTAGCTTTATAGTGTTCCAAATATAAGTAAATTTTGACGATTTGGAACGGTTTAAATTACACCATTCAATCTTACCATACAGATGCCTCGTGTATTAAATCACCTCCCCCTTGCACTACGAAGTACATACCCATTAAAAGCATATCCATATAATCAGGAGAATGACCTAATACCTCCCTCATCTTATCCTTAGATATAATCTTACTAACTAAAGCATCTACATTATCTTCTTTCAAACAAGATGATAGCTCCTCTCTTATTAACTCTTCTTGTTCAGGTGTACAAATAACTCTTAAAAGCCTTTTGTTTATTACCTCCGCTAATTTAAATGCGCATTGAGACTTGAGGTTATTGTAAATGACTTTGCTTTCTTTACCGTTTAAAGGTCTAGATCCTCCGTGAAAGGTTACTATGTTACTCATGTATCCACTTAGGTAAGCACCTAAACCATCTGAATCAGCTACTATCTTTGAATTACCTACGCCCTTTCTATTCTTTAAATCTGTTAACGAATCCTCTATTTGTTTAGATGTGGACTTATCCATATCAATAGCCACTTCCACGGTTAAACCCTCCCAGAATCCAGCGATATACTTATCCCTACCCATCATAGCTAAATCAGTGCTGATTGATTTAAGCCCTTCTCTTTTTACGTGTGTGTTTGTAAAGATGTCAGAGATAGCATCATAAGAGCAAAGCAAAGAAGGATCATCGTCATAGTTCCAGTTACCCTCTAATAGCCTTTCTCTGCTGGCTGTGTTCATCTCTCTAAGTGATTGAATATAACTAGGAGGAAGATGAGGGTTGTCTGTAGGTAGTGCTTGAATAAACTTTCTATACTTAGGTAATAAGCCTTTTGAGGCTAGAGTAAAGAAATTAGAGAACACCCAATTCTTAGACGGGTTGCAAGAACCTAAAAGCTTTGGTGTTAATCCAAACTCATTTAATTTATAACGCATTCTAGACTTAATTGTCTGCCAAGCCTTTAGTGTTATCTGATTGCATTCGTCCACGAACGCCCCACATATCTCAAGAGAACCTAAACTATCAAACTCCCTGTCACTAGGGTATTGAAACAAATCCTTTAATAGTATCTCGCTGCCATTATTCCATTTAATAACTCCTTTCTGCTCTTGGTAAATCCACTCTGAAGATATATCTAATTTAGATGAGATGTCAAAAAATGAATTTAAGGTAGTCTCTTTTAAACTTTTCAGTTTGGATCTACCCATCACCCACCTAGAACCCTCATAAGTCTGGCACATTTCTATTAACCACAAACAACCTAGAGCAGATTTACCTCCTCCAGCAGCACCCCCGTATATTATCTCAGTGGTAGTCTTATCGTTTAGATAGAAGACTGCGTGTTCTTGTTTAGGTAGTAGTTCCATCATCTGGGTTAATCCCTTTACCTAGATTTATTATGTTTCTAATTACTTCACCTCCTGAAGTTATATCTGTCTTAGTCTCAGGTTTACCGAATACGTGTTCAGCTACAAAGATTTGTCCTCTCTGTGATTCTAATAGCTTCTTTACGAACTCAATCTTAGCCTCTTCTGTATCTTCCTTCTCGTACAGTACAGACATAGCTTTAATGAAGATGTGATTCGCTTGATCTTCTTTGGCTTTCGTTTTCCTTCCTGCCGTCTTATGCCCTCCGTTGTTCTTTCTTTTATCTTCTGCCATAATTAAAAAAGTAATTATTATTAATGTTTTTATCTTCTTCCTTATACTTCATTTAGTAATTTTAGTACATCTTTATTCTGAACATCTACAAAGAAAATTTTAAGTATTAGTTCTTTTTTAGTGTGAGCCATTGACCTTTCAAACTTCCACATAGAACCGTCTTCTGTTTTAACTTTAAACATCCAAGACTCTTCTGTAAAGTGATGTCCGAAATCACTTTCTTCAATAACTCCATCTTGTAATATATCTGATTCAATCATATAAACTTCATCACCTACATCAAACTGAGATATAGGTATTATTCCAGACTCTTGATTCCTGTCAAAGTCTTTAGGTAGATTTGTTTTACAAGCCATTCAATTCTCTTTTTAATTCCAGTTTAAACGTGTACCCAAAGCACTCACTTTCGACTCCTATTGATTCCTTTCGGTGTTCCATAGAGTAGTCTATTAATATGTTTAGCGCTTTGGTTACTTCTTCGTTCATTTGTTTATAGTTTCAATAACACCGTCTAACATATCACTAACGCCTTTGCTTAGTATCTGACTGGCTTCACCGCTTACTTCAGAGAGTGCCTTATCTTGGTTCTCTATCTCTTTTATAAGCTGCCTTGTGTGGTACTTAACACCTTTCTTTGCGCTATCCTCGAAGGTGTCTAATCTATTTATCAGAACTACGCTAAGAATGTAGACTTCTATTGATGCTTTGTCTTGTTTGTTCATTTGTTTGATTGTTTAAAGTATTATATAATCTTCAGGGGTTAACTCCCATTCTCCACTCTCTTCTGACTCCGCTGTTATGATTCCATCAGTTGCTATTGAAGTAACCCTTACAAGCTCTTTATAGAAGAACTGGTGTTTGTTGTTTACGTTTGATTTAATCTGTAATTCGTCTCCTTGTTTCATTGCTTTATTCTATAATAAACGAAACCTAGAAAGGATTTACGGGTTAGGCTATCACTTAAATCAATGAACCTTTGCTGGATAGATTCTTTGTCGCTCTCTTCTTTTTCGAATAAGTCCTTCCAAATCTTATATTCACATAAAGCTACTCTATATAAATTCTGGTAATTATCAGACTCCTCTTGAGTTTTCTTAATCTCAGTCTCTAACTGTATTATCCTTTGCTGAATATACTCCTCTTTTGTTTCCTTTGCCATTGCTTTGTTTTTAAGTTGCTTTGTTAAAGAGAGCAGGGAACAACCCCTACTCTCCAATCAAACAAATACAACAAAATCAACTAATCAAAAAATAGTCTTTCACGAAGATAGTTAAATTATTCATACTATCTAATTTGTGTTAGTGTTTTTACCTATCTTAATAAGCGTTTCTATTCTAAAGTTACTGCTTTCATTTACATATCTAAGCATCTGCAAGGGATGAATCCCTACTTCATTAGCGAAGTTAGTCGGAGCTTGCCCTGTCCTTTCAAGATGCTTTTCGATAACATATCTAACAGCTTTATCTATATGCTGTAGGTCTTTTATACTGTCTATTTTAATCATTGGTTAGATGGGTTTAAAATGGTAAACTATCTTCTTCACCTTCTGGAGCTATTGCCGCTTGAGGTTCTCCTGATTTCTCAATCTTCCAACCTGTTAGACTTAGAAAGTATTTGTCTACACCGTCTGGGCTAGTCCACTTTCTACCGCCTAAGTTTACAGATACTTCTACCCTGTCACCTACCTTTGAATTATTCAGCATATCACATTTATCTTGCGTGAATTGTACTGGTATAGTCTGAGGGTATTGATCTTCTGTTTGAATTACTAATTCTCTTTTAGCAAACTTATCTGATACCTGTACTACTTCATTTAGAACTATGATAGTTCCCGTTACTTTTTCGCTCATGTTTTATTTATTTAATTAATTGTTCTCGTTTACTTATCTCTTTTGAAATCTTACTCTTCTTTGAATACAACTCTTTTAATGCCTCATCTTCTTTAAACCTTAAATTGTTCTCTTTAATGAAGTGAAGGGTGTAATCAGTATCTACTGTGAAGTTCTCTTTAATAGCCTTCAGAAGAGCCACTGATACAGATAGAACAGCGTACTCTTCATTAGGCATTAAGTTATTAAAGAAACTCATTACTTCTTAGTGTCTTCTTGAATGAATCCTTCCAACTCTGCTAACAGTTTCTTTTGTTCTTCTGTTAGATCAAATCCTTTCTTCATTTTCTCTACCGTGTATTCTCCATTTTCTATCTTCTCAACTGCTGCTGTAAACCTTCCTTCTGTTAGTTTAGACTTCTGAGCTACTACAGGCTTTGGTTTAACTGGCTGCGCTGTAGGTATGTCATTAGAGTGAGTTGTCTCGGTGTCGTCCATCTTACCTACAGGAGTCAAGAAGGTGTACAGTAAAGCATTCTTTAAAGCGTATGTAGTTGCTTTACCAGCTCCTTTGTCTTGAGGGTCTACACCATGCCCGTAACCGCATACAACTGTAGACTCTCCGCTTTCGTGGATCAGGTTATACTTTACAACCGCTTTCGTGAATACAGATTGTTTCTGTTTTAACTGTGGTGCGTTGTTTCCATACTGTACAGTTTCTTCCCATCTGTCTACCTGAGTTTCTTCTTGAATATCAAACGGTATAATACAAAGCCCGTTGTTGGCTAAGGCTTCATTAAACACCTCTTTAACGTCTTGGTCTTTCGTACCGTTATAAGCAGAACCACCACTACCTACGCGGCTGTTCTTCTCCATTCCTTTGACTTCTTTCATTACGGCTAAAACAGCCTTTGCTAGATTTTTCATTTGTTTGATTTGTTTGTTTTGCTTTCTACTTAATTATTTGTTTAACTATATTTAATTCAACTCCGCACTCGTAAAGTTCTCTTTTTATTTTCTTGTTTTGCTCATAAAGAATAGCAGTTATTATAAGTAACGAAAACGCAAATGCAATAAATATAACTTTTAAAAACCCTCTTAAAAATTCTTCGAATCCTTCCATAATTTTAATTTTAATTAAATAGGCTTAACATTGGATTTCTCCAACATTAAAGCCATTAACCCATATTGTAAGATTATCATTTACTCTACTTTCTTTTACGTTAGTGTTTTCTTTAGCGTTGTAGTTGTTTACCACTTCTTCTAGTGTAGATGTAACTTTTAATTCTCTACCGTTTGTTAATTTAATAGTTGTCATTTTGTTTCTTTTAATTTGTTTGATGATGTAAATATACATTGTTATATACTTGCTTTTACAAAACACCTAAAAAAAATTAAAATAATTTAATAAGATGGGGGTGTACTGTTATTGATTAAATAAAATACTATTTCATTTCCACCGCCCGAAACAGGTACAGTTATGCTAAAAGATTTGTGAGGCTCAGGGCTTGAAGTAACTCCTTCTAATTCGTCCCACTTAGTAGAGTTTACGTCTATGAAACTTATATTAGGGCTATAACATATAGTGCCGTGCGAGTTCCAATAATCTTTGTATATAGTGTCTAGTCCTATTTCATAACTAGCACCCCATCCTATTAGATAGTTTGAAAGTGCCTCGGTGTTTAGCGTGTCTCTGAAGGAATCAGTGAAGCTGGTGGTGTCTTGCCCGAAGTGTATCAGTAAACTATTCATTATACTCGTGTTATTAAAGTACTGGGAGCTTACTACACTATAGTTTTGTACGCTGTCTATTCGGTGTACGCTGTAGTTATCTCCCCATAGGTAGGCTATACTATCTTCATACTCGAATTGAACTCTTGACTTTTCTTTTGTGCAGCTAGATGCCAGTAAAATTATAACGATTAGGGTGGTTACTTTTTTCATGGTTTGGTTTTTAAATTGTGATTGTATCGTGTATAAAGTCGCAGTCCTCGTTTATCTCTTCTAACTGCTCCTCACTCATTGGCGCGCCTTTATAGTCTGCCGATTGAATGTAAGCATCTGTGAAGTCTGGTCTATCGTTTAGATCAACCCCTTCTAAAACTACATTAGTTATTTGGTTTCGTTTCATTTTAATAATTTTCATTTAAATACTCCGTTAACATAAACATTCTTTTGATTCTAAACTTACTGTTAGCTATGTGCTTATTAATGTAAGTGCAATCAAACCCAGACCTAACGTAGTTAGTCCTAGTCATTAGATGCCTGTTTAAGATTCTTTCATAGGTTTGGATTCTTTCATACCCTCCTATCATTCCCTGATGCTTTGCTATTTGGTCTTCTAAAACGTATTGATTTATCATCTTAGTTTGTTTTTGTTTATGCGTTTGATTCTGCGTGGCAATATGCGGAGCAGTAAGTTTCATCGTCTTCTATCTCATGGTCACAATTATTACAGACCTTTGGCAGTTCTTTATTGCAGGCCTCACAAAGTTCTTCTTTGTACCAGTTCTCTAGTTCGAAGTCTTCTTTAACTTCTAGGTTACATTGTGCGCACTCTTCGTTTTCAAACATCTTAATCTTTTTTAAATAGTTCGTTCATCTTCTTAACTGTTCTTTCAGCTTCTCCGTTCCATCGTTCAGCGCCTTGTATATCTCCAAGACTTAACGACTTCTTGCTTCGCTTCATTTGTATATTGAAGTCCTGCTCTAGTATCTGTATCTGTTTTACTTTGCTCATTTGATTTGTTTGTTTGATGGCGTAAATATACATATTTATATAATACACCGACAAAAAAGAATTATTTAATTTCTATCCTTTGCATCTAGCAGGGTTTCTATACTAGGAAAGTATATCACTACTCCGCGCTCTGAGAAGAATAGAGTTATAACATCAATTATCTGATTGATTTGCTTCGTGTCTATCTTAGTTGTTGATTTAATATCGAACATTGCTATCTGAATACTTCTCCAAATGTGATTCTTCACCAACTCAGGAGTGTATCTAAGCTCAAATGTTTTACCTGTTAGTCCTTTATACTGAAAAGTCAACCCTAATTCATTGAGTTCGTTTGATACCATTGTGAAAAATAAATGAAGACTTTTACTCTGGAGTTGGCTCCTAGTTATCCTAACCTCTTTAAGTTCTATTTGCTTACCTAGATTAAGCATCTTAGAACTATACTCTTTAAATCTCTTAACGTCTAACTCTTTTTTAAGATCAAGTTTCATTTTATTTTACTTAATTATAAATCCCTATTATCTTATTGAATATATTTCTAGCTTCTTTAGCATCTTTCAAATCGTAGGTTTCAAAGTTCCGAACTAACGACCTCACTAATTTTAGCTTGTTGCTTATCTCCTGTTCTTTCAATCCTAGATACTTGTATTTAACCTGTAGCTCGGTGTCTACCATGTTAGCATAGTCTAAACCGTACCTTTCAATTAAGCCTTTAAAATAGCCTGTATTCCTGCTCCCTTGCCTTTCATTACGATTACACCCTCGATCCTGTGCGTGTATGTTATGGAGGTTATATCTTAGAGTGGAGTTAGCTCCTACACTGGTGTAATGACCTCCGTCTACGTTCTCCATATACTTACCACAATCTATGCAATTAGAGTGATTAAACTTCTTATCTATCATCCTAGAGAGTTTATTAATCTCTGCCTGTAGATAGCCTTTTGTTTCTTTCGTGTGGGTAAATGGTCTTAGTTCTTTCTTTGTCTTCGTCCATTCTTTCTTCTTCGCGACTTTCTGCTTACCTAGAAGAAACATTCCTTTAGCTACTTGGCAGTCGATTTCCTTGCAGAATTTTCCGTTAAATTCATAAGGCTCAAATTTATCTTTGCAGTTTTTACATCTCATGTTTTCAAAATTTTAACGAGGTATAAAATAAACCCTATTGGGTCGTTTACACTTAATTTTATACAGGTGTTACCTGCCATTTAAAACAGAGTTCAGTCCATTATATAGTCGAACAAATTTAGTCCGCTGTTCCTGTTCAGTAATTAAGTGAGCGTATCTGTGAGCAACAACTTTACGTTTGTTATCCCAAACAATACGAGCCTTATCCACGTCAGGCACAAAAAAAGTATTTGGGTGTTTTCGCCATTGTGTTAATTCGCCCTTTTGTACTAATTCCAATATCTCGGCAGGTATTATTTTAT